TGTTAAAAATATCTTTAACATGAGATTGTGAGCCAGAACTAAGTTGCTGATTTCTGGCGCGCCCTACGGGAATCGAACCCGTGTTTCCGCCGTGAAAGGAACATAGACCTGTTTTTTGACGTTTGCCGCTGTCGCAAAAAACTAAATAAATACCGATAGAACCACGATTTCCTGTTTGCCATTGTTTGTGGCTGTTTTCTCCCGTATATTGGACATGGTGTTGGACATGGACGGTTACCGCCCTGCAAAGATCGGTCGACGCATGTCCAACACCGTTCGGGGTGAGTTACCGCTCCGCACATGGGAGACAGCATCATGCCGAGGAAGGTCAAGAGCCGGGAGCTGGATTCGCGTGACGCACGTTCGCGCCTCAAGCCTAGGGGAAAGCCATATTATAAATCCCTCGATCAGAAGCTCCACCTTGGCTACCGGCGATTGAAAGGCAAAAGCGGAACGTGGTGGTACCGGATTTATCTCGGCGACCGTCAATACGTCTTGGAACCGATCGGCACTGCCGACGATCAAAGTCCGGCGGATGGCGTCGAGTATTTGAATTTTTGGCAGGCGCAAGACAAAGCCCGCGAGCTAGTGGCGAGCCGTGTCAGTAACGGCAAGGTCATTGGGCCACTGACCGTCAAGGATGCCGTCGAGCAATACCTCGAATGGCTCGAAAGCAATCGGAAATCTGGCTACGACGCCCGCCGGCGGGCTGAAGCTTTCATCTATCCGAAACTTGGCGACATCGAATGCGGCGCCCTTACCGCCGACCTGCTCGGCAAATGGCATGTCGGCCTGGCAAAAGCCCTGCCTCGCGTTCGTACTGCACCAGGAAAAGCGCAACAGCACCGCGAGTTCAATGGCGACGATGAAGCGATACGGCGCCGCCGGGCCAGTGCAAACCGCGTTCTCACCATCCTGAAGGCTGCGCTGAACCGAGCCTGGCGGGCGGGCAAGATCCCGTCCGATTCAGAATGGCGCCGGGTTGAACCGTTCGAGGCTGTCGACGCCGCTCGCATCCGGTATCTGACGGTCGCCGAATGCAAGCGACTGCTTAACGCCTGCGATCCCGACTTCCGCCGCTTGTGCCAAGCAGCATTGGCGACTGGCGCCCGCTACGGCGAGCTGGCCCTGCTGCAGGTCCATGACTTCAATGCTCATGCCGGTACGGTCGCAATCCGCCGATCGAAATCCGGCAAGCCGCGGCATGTCGTGGTGACGGACGAGGGTGCTGCGTTGTTCAAGGAACTGTCGGCTGGTCGTAGTGGACACGAATTGCTGCTGCGGCGAGCCAACGGCGAACCGTTCCGCAAGTCCGATCAGGCGCGGCCGATAATCGAGGCGTGCGATCGAGCCAAGATCAAGCCTCGCATTTCGTTTCACGGCCTGCGCCATACGTGGGCGAGCCTCGCGGTTATGAACGATGTTCCGCTGATAGTCGTCGCGAGGAACTTAGGCCACGCCGACACGCGAATGGTCGAGAAGCATTACGGCCATCTGGCACCAAGCTACGTTGCCGAGGCTATACGCAAGGGCGCACCGCAGTTCGGCTTCAAGACTGACAACAAGATCACGGCATTGCGGTGAATTTCATGGAGCCGCCGATTGGATATGTCCGACTGCGAGACGCAATCTATGCTGTCGGTGACAAGATATTTGGATCAAATTGGTGCGTCGGCGTGAGCGCCGCCGAACGGCTGTTTGATCCAAAACCCGAGCGCGTCATTAGGCTGATCGCGGAGTGGTGCGAGGCCGGCGAGATCGCCGCTGTCTATCGATCTATCACGGGCGTCGACGATCTGGATCGCAGCGTGTGGCGGCGGCCGCATTGGCGACACTACTTCGCTGACGGGACGATTGATCTCGACTTGCCGCTGGTCGATGAAAATTTGCGTCCGAATCTCGACGGCTACGCGGCGAGATGTACGCGCGAAGTCTATCTCAGGCGGGATGATCTCGATCGCCTTATCGCACACCTGCCACAGCCAAAAGCCGAACACACTGCTGCCGCAAGCAAAAAACAGATTAGCGCAATCGTCACAAACTACCGCCGAAGCCTTCCGCCAAACGGTAAGCCATCCATTGCAGCGTGCGAGCAGTATGCCCGAGACAGCGGCTTGAGCGGCCACCGTGATGAACTGCGGGAGGAATATCACCGGCAATTTCCCAATCAGCGCGTTGGTCGACCGACCAAATAAAATCTGCCGAAAAATATCTGCCGCGGATTTGCGGATTTAGGCCATCCCGCAAAGTGCGATTAATAACCGTGTTCGCTAGTAACCAAAGGCGAACACAGATGACCACTATCAATCCCGGCGCAGCCGGCAAGGGGCTTGATTTTGGGCCGCTTGTCGTGCGGCCGAACAAGGCGATGCAGTTGCTCGACTGCAGTCGCGTATATCTCTACCAGCTCATTAACGGCGGCGAACTGGAATCGTATCGCGACGGCGCCGCCCGCAAGATCACGATGCGAAGCATTTACGCCCGGATCGAGCGCAAAGTCCGCGAGACCCAACAGCAAACCGCCTGAAAAAACCGAAACCCCCCGCGTGGTCTGCGCAGAGGGTTCGGGCAGGCGAATTAGTACGATCTCGACAGCCGTCTATTACGTCAAGCCTAAGCCTAACGCAAGTCCGCGCGGTCAACCTCAAAGGATGACCGCCTATGTCACTCGCCAAGCACAAATTCAAAGCAGTAAATTGTGAGGCTTGCGGCCGTCGCGTTGCGCGCAAAGCTCGCCAGCAACGATATTCCTCCGATCGTTGCCGCGATTTCGCCCGGCGTGAAAATAAAGCCCATCCAGCGATTAAAAATCCGGTTTTGGGTGAAGGTACCGGACAACCCACGAACCCCCCAAAAACTTCCAACAAAAACAATCGGCTGCAGGGGGCAAAAATCGGGTCGAGCCGCTTCGCAAATGCGCCGCTGAATATCCTTGGCGGCGGTTCATGGCGTTGGCCGGACACACCGCACATTGACCACATCACCTGGGGGAAAGTCGTTCGCGCCGAAGTCGGGGATGCGTCATGAAATCCATGGGATTCAACCGCGCAATGGAAATGATGTGATTGCCGGAGCACCGATTAGTCAAGATGTCAACCAGTCAAAGCCCGGATGGTGTCGCGCATTTTGTCGTTCCTGGCGGTTACGTATCGCCAGAAGTCGCACAGAAAATAAAAAACCATCCCTTAGTTCACCCAATGCAGGACGGTCTGTTTCCTGGTCACTCTCAGACATGGCGAATTGAGGAAACGACATGACTAACTACCGCGCCCAGAAAACAGTGGTGGATCGGCACAAATAGGGGGGTATTTCTCAAATTATTTTTGAAAGAGCGATTGATAATGAGTGCTTTTCCCGACTGGCTGCCCAAAAGCAGGGGTGACAGCACACAATCGGAAATGATTCGACGCCTGCGGCTTGGCAATCTGCGGAAGCTCCTCCGTGACCGCAATGGTCCGATCTTGCCCGACGACGATGCGGGACGGGAATATCTGGTGGAACTGTTGCTGCCAATCTCAGTCGGTCCTCATGCGGCTATTAAGATGCCCAATGCAGTCGAAGTGTGGGCACCATGGATGCAACATAAGGAAGCCGAGGCAATCATTGACCAGATCAATCTCATGCCAATCTGGCAGCGCAAGCCTACGGCTAGAGTGCTTGGGGAACGGCTGCGCGTATGCTCGGCGAAGCCTGGCGAAACGTGCGATGTGCCGGTTTGCCCCAGCTCGGGGCCAAAAACACCCGGCGTAGGGGTGGGGGTACCATCGATCCGGCGCCGAACTCTCGCTCGAACATCTATCTCCTAAATCCGGCGGCCCTTGGAAATTTTTGGGCGGCCTTGCTTGGAAAATCTGACCGATGAATGAGTCCATCGCCCTGCACGGCAAGCTGCGCGGCATTCCTTTGGGGCCGAAGATGCTGGCGTGCAGCGAGCAGGAGCGTGTGTTCGCCTATGCGTTTGCGACTGGCATAGCGGGCACTGCGGCGGATGCTGCTCGGTTGGCCGGTTATAGCGACCCGCAAGTGAGCAGGACTGGGAAGCCCAGCAACTCGCTGCGGTCGAAGGCGCACCAGATTTTGCATCGGCCGCGAGTGATTGAAGCAGTCGAGGAAATTTGCCGCACAGAATTTAGGGCGCTGGTGCCGCTGACGATTGGGGCAGCGAAGCGGCTTTTGCTCAATACCGACCATCCCGACCACCAGAAAACCGTGGTCAGCCTGCTGTCGCGGCTCGGTTATGGCGAGAAGGCGAGCGTCGATGTGAACGTTAGCGGCGAAGTTGTTGTCAATCACACTGACGCAGCGGTGGAAGATTTGCAGCGGCTCAAGTCGCTTGGTGTGCCGCGAGAACAGTTGCTTGAGACCTTCGGCTATTCGGGTTTGGACCGCTACGAGAAGCTTTTGGCCGAGCGCCAGCCTAAGGTAAATCGAACACATGCCGGATGAGGCGCCAGCTGGCGCTATCGATCCGCTACAGGAGACAATCGATGGCTGAGGAATTTGAGGAAGGCCCAGACCCAAACGACGCTCGCCGGCATGCCAAGCGGATGTGTACGGAAAGGGAGTATCGGCTTAGGTATCGGCGCATCGACCACTACAAACCCAATCGCAAGCAACTTGAGTTTCACAACAAGATTGCTGATGAACGAATGTTGCGCGCCGGCAACCAACTTGGCAAAACGCATAGCGTTGGCGCTGAGATGGCAATGCACGCAACTCAGATTTACCCGGAGTGGTTTGAGGGGCGGAAGTTTCTAGAGCAGCCTCGAATCGAGAGGCCCTACCAGTTCATCGGCTGGGCCGGCTCGACGACATCGAAGGCAACCCGCGAGGGTATCCAACAAAAATTGTTCGGCGACATTACCGCGGCGGGCGGCCTCGGAACGGGGTTGATCCCGCTCGATAACATCATCGGCAATCCGATCATGGAGCGCGGCATCAGTCAGTTCATTGATACCGTGACTATCAGGCGCGAGGACGGCGGCAAAGCGGTCATCCGGCAGAAAACCGGCGAGCAGGAACGGCGTGCCTGGCAGGGTGAGGCCGTCGATGCAATTTGGCTCGATGAGGATTTCGGCGACGACATTGTGTTTGATGAGTGCCAGGCCAGAACAGTTGCGACATCTGGAATTATAATGGTCTCGATGACGCCAATGTTGGGGACATCGCCGATCCGCAAGCGGTTTAAGGAACGAATGCCCGGCACCGCCGAGATCCTGATGACGATCGATGATGCGCTCGTTTCCAACGGCGGCCACATTCTCGACGAGGATGTCGAGCGGCTCAAGGCCAAGTTCAAAGCGAGCGAGCTCCAGACCCGGCTCTATGGCGCCGACATGCAGGGTGAGGGCGCCGTATTTGAGACTCCGGTCGAGCACATTAAGCAGCAATTTGATCCGCGCGAGTTTCCGCCGTCCTGGCGTTGGCTATGGGCGCTTGACTTCCGGCATTCCGGCAATGCCAGCGGCGGGCATCCGTTTGCTGCGGTCTTGGGCGTTCACTCGGCGTCGGATGGCGATGTGATCTACATCGTTGATGCTTTTCGCATGTATGGCCTGCCGGAGTCGCATGTACGGCGCATCAAGCAGAACGGCCGCTGGCGGGCGCCTGTGGCTTGGCCGCACGACGGCGGGCGCGGTGCGTCCGTTATTGCCGGCGGCACCATTGCCCAGACCTATCGGACTCTTGGGCTGAACATGCTGCCAGAGCATGCGACCTTCAAAGGCGGCGGCTTCAATTTCGAGAGCGGGATCGCCGACATGGAGCAGCGATTCGCGACCGGCCGGCTTGTCGTCCGCGCAAACCTGGCAGAGTTGTTTGACGAATATCAGGGCTATCACCGCGTAAACGGGCAGGTTCACAAGGTCGATGACGATATTTTAAGCGCGACCCGCGTGCTCTGCATGGCCGTCCGCCACGCTAAGCCGGCCGCGTCGTTCGAGACCTTTGGCGCCGATCCGCGCAGCCGCAATCCATATGAACGCTTCGCCATCGGTTCGGCCAACCATCCCGGCGGCAGTTACGATTTGTTCGGCGTCTAAATCGGTTGGAACGTCAGCTTTGTGCCAAAAGGCGACATAGCAGGTAGCGTGGGCCGTTACCTCCCGCGACTAACCGATGCAACTGCCAGGCGCTGTTAGCGTTGCGGGCTCATGCACTGCACAAATACCATCGCCAGACGATTTAGTGACTTTGGCTTGGGACAGCTGGCCTCGAGGCAGTGGTCAAAAAGAAGTGCAGCGCCGCCACGACCTGCGCGCCTTCGCCGACCGCCGCGGCGACCCGCTTCACCGACTTGGCGCGCACGTCGCCGATCGCAAAGATTCCGCGACGCGTCGTTTCTAACGGATGACGGTCGCCGCCGGCTTCATCGCCGGTGAGAATAAAGCCATTGGCATCGAGCGCGATGCCTGAGTTGACAAGCCAGTTCGTGTTGGGCTCGGCGCCGATGAACAGGAACAGATGCCGGATCGGCCGCCGCACCTCTTGGCCGTTTGCGCCGATCCGCCAGCGGACGGCCTCTAGGATGCCGTCCTGGCCCTCAAGACCGCTGACGGCAGCGCCTGTCACCACCTCGATATTGGGGAGACTGCGGATGCGATCGATCAAATAACGCGACATCGTCGCGGCGAGATCCTTGCGGCGCACCAACATCCAGAGCTTGACGCCTTGGCTTGCTAAATAAACCGCAGCCTGGCCAGCCGAATTTCCGGCGCCGACCAGCGTCACTTCCTGGTTGGCGCACAACTTCGCTTCTATCGGCGATGCCCAGTAGTGGACGCTTGACGCCTCAAACATGTCGAGGTTGCCGACATCGAGCCGGCGATAACGGGCTCCGGTGGCGATCACCACGGAGCGGGTCCCCACCTGTTCCCCATTCCGCAAACTCAAGGTGAAGGGG